GACTGTACTGAAGACGCTGCCGGTGCCGGTGCTGGCGCAGGGGTAGGCGCGGCAACTGTGGGGGACGGACGATTGGCATTCAGGTTCAAAGTAGGGGCTGCAGGTGAGGCATCACGAGTAATACGGATAGGGTTCTGATTTACAGAGGGCTTTACATCGAAGGAAACTCCGCCTTCGTCGAGGCTTACAAATTCAATGTCGGCCTCCTTGAGTTCGGAAAGACCACCTCCAGGGCTCGGAGGGCGATTGGTCTGCTGTATCTTTTTCTGATTACCTAGCATTCCTAAGTCAAAGTCGTTCATATTTCCAATTTCAATTGTAGGACCGACATCATTGATAGCAGTGATGTCGGGGATAGTCATGGCATCGCCAATACGAATTGTTGGCCCACTCATTCTTTTCTTTTACAGCGTTACCGTTTTAGAACCTAGAACGCGAGCATCGCTTTTGCAACCGGGTTAGCGCTCTCGATGCGCCATTAAAAAAGCATCCGCTAAATCGCTCTTCTTCGTCTTTCCCTTAAAATAGTCTAACCATATAGTATCTCCCTTCGCGGTCAAATACTTTACAACTTCATCGGTGGCGTCCTTCTTTCTGGCACGGTACGCTGCTCCTTCTGTGGCAGAAACTACAGCTCCACTCACATCTACTGTAGGCGCAGCAACCACTCCACGAGACTTTGTTCCAGCATGCACGAACTCGATAGACCCAGCCCACGAATACTCCACACGTAGCCTGTGTGACAAAAGAGTAAACAGGATCATCTGCACAGACTTCATAGTAGGCCCCTTCATTACGGGTTGGTTCTCGAGCCTAATTAAGGAACTAGTAGCAAATGTAGGAAGCACAGAAGTTAACCAAGTATCCATCGCCAACAATATATCCGCTAATCCAGCGTCTTTTGTCTTTGCAGCCTTCCAAGGCATAAGCCAGCGCCCAGATGCCCATACAATAAGCGCTTCTTTACCCATCTTCTTTGCGCCCTCTACCTCCATAGAAACTGCTAGAGGGCGCAAGTCCTTCACGGATACTGCGCAAGGCAAGACCTGCAGAAAAGGCTTCGCTGTAGCTGACTTCTTTCTACGAACGCCTGTTGCGCATGCATTGCACCATTTGTGCGATGCATCACACCAAGTAGCCTTCGCGGCTCCACATCCGTGACACGACCTAGCATTCTGTGACGATGTTCCGCCCTCCAACAAGTCAATATTATCCCACGCCTTTAAAAACCATCCTTGCGCATTGTGTTCCATAACACAATACGCAAGATTACGAATACCCATGTCAAAGCCGACAGTGGTGGTCATCTTTAGAATTCATTACTACATTTGGTTTAGGTCCACGTTCGCACGAACAGAAAAGGGATTTGTACCAGGCATCGCTGCGCTCGGATCTAGGAATTCAGCGTCTCCAAAGAAAGCAGTCGACCAACCACCCTCTTCAGCGAGAACCTTTTTTGAAGGCGCCATACGCGGTGGAAGAACTAATCCTGGTCCAGGCAGAGCGGCATCAGGATCTAAGAAAGCTGCATCTTCAAACTCGGCAACAGCCATAGTGCCTGTTTCATTACTACCTAGGAGTGGTGGTAGAGGTTTCGTAGACATAGGTGTAGCCTTCATTGTCATATCGCGACAGACTTTACACATAATCGAAGGCGCATTCTTGCAGGATGCACAGTTCCACGTTACGTCACCCATCTTAAAAACACCCTCCTCTTCTTCGGTCACTACTAATTCAGGCATCTCCTCCTCTTCCTCCTTCTTCACCGGTTCATCAAAGACAAGTTGAACTGAAGGCGCTCCTAGATTTTCTAAAAGTGTTCCTTGCCCTACCTCCAGCTTCAAACCACGTTTCTTTTCTAGATGTGATATGGCAGCCTTCGCATCTTTAAAGAACATACAGAGACTTTCCATAACTTCAGCCGGTGTAAATACACCGTCTAACTCTGAAGGAATGAAGCCTATTCCCATTGAAAGATTATAAAATTTATTAACCATATCCAAAATAAATCCTCTTGATGCATTGGTAAACTCGATTTTAACATCAATACGTCCTGGCCGCACCAAAGCCCTATCTAACTTTTCTGGGAAATTTGTCGTAATAATCAAAATACGTCCAGGCGTTTCCAAGACACCGTCGAGTAAATTCAGCAAAAAACTCAGGGTCAACGATTCACCCTCCTTCGTATCGTGTCCACCTTCTCTCGGTAGAGACCTGTCCAAGACCACATCTGAAAGACAATCAATATCTTCAATGACATATACGCGACGGTTCAAGGGAATTTTATAGGTTAGCTTCGCGCCATCATAAGATTGTACAACAACCGTCTCATTAAAAAACAAGGACGTTAGTTGTCTCTGTGTAGTGTACGGACGCAAAGAAAGACAGAAAATATGCCTGTGTGTATCACGTGCCACCGCCTTAATTGTACTCGTCTTGCCAGACCCTGGAACGCCATGCAGCATAATTCCAAGGCTGTGCGGAATACCACGGTCCATGTACCAATCAGGATGGTGAATAAATAGGTCTAACCGTTCCTTTAGTTCGTCTACGTGATTGCCGTAGACATTTGCAAAAGACTTGCTTGTCTTGAACTCATTCATATGGAACGATAAAACCTTAGGAAGATTTTCCCAGCGATAGGTCTTCTTGGACGTTCCATCAGGCATAATCTCTTGTTGCATTAGAGGCTCAGCTGGCACTTCGCTAAAATAAAAGATTTTATTGCCGAGTTTATTGTTCTTCTCGAACATGTAGTTCTCATGGATTTCATCCACCCAACGCCTTATATCAGACACTTTCAAAACAGGGCTAAAAAGCAAGAGTTCTATTGTCTGCTCCTCCTCTTTGGTAGACATCTGTTTCACTTTGGCCTTCAAAGTAGGCGTAAGTTCAATATCTTCCATTGTATTCAGACTGTACCGCGTTTCAAGCCGCACATGCCGCGCCGTATCCAAGTTACAAATAAAGTCCAACACTGCGTCAACCTTTTCTACGAAGACATTATCAGACTTATCTTTCGAGTCCGCTTTCTCCATAAATACACGCGTCATTGTAATACTGTTCATTTGTGTCTCGGTCTTTTTGTCTAAAAGAAACCCGCGCTGAACTATACCATTCTTTAAAAACCAAGTGGATAAAAACGCGCCGACCCCAGGCATAAACTTAAATAAGTGCTCTACGACGTTCATGAGGAGCATACCGTATAAAAGCGAGAAAATGTCCTTACTGCTGCCACTAGGCCGCATCATGAACATCGTCATCACTTGGGTTTTTAACATAGATAAATCCATTTATGTTAGAAACTTAGGATATCCTTAGGCCTACTAAACAGTACGAATAAATTCCCATCCCATATCTTCACAAATCTTCTGCCAAATTTTATCCTGCATATAGAGCTTTTCACGGCTCTTCAAAAGAGGAAAACAAGGCAAATACTCGTCCAGCTCCAAGAGTTCACAGAACTTGTACAGAACAAACGAATAGGATAAGAAATTGCTGCGTTTCTTTGGGCAGTGCTTTACGAAACTAAACTGAATTTCCTTAAACATAAACCGTAGCTTTTCCTCGACTTCTCTAGACAAAACCGGTGCTGAAATACCATTCAGACGGTTCAAAACATGTGCTACGTGGTCATAGCAGCGATTGAGCTTTAGCTTCTTAATGACTTCTTTAAGTTTCGATGGCTTCAGCTTACTCATATCTGTGATGCGGTCCTTTCTCAGTTCCGCGCGTATCTGGTCCAGCACTGCTTGAGAAATCTCTGTGGTCTCCTTGGCCTGGAACTGCGCTAACCACTCGTTCAAGTGGTTAATTTTCTTGTACGCGTAATAAGACATCTCACGTGGCGGATCCTTGTACGACGGCTTCTCAGAATCAATTAAAATCATATCACGGAACCCGCAGCCTGGGCAGTCTAGAAACGTCTCATTGAGATACATTTCTGTATCGCAGACAGGACAGTTACCATAGTCCTCGGCGATGCTATCCGCTACCGCCACATCGTGATGAAGACTATCAGGATTGAGAGCGCTCAGAAACGTCTCCAGAGCCTTATCACGCTTAAATCCAATATTGTTCGAAATATTGGACGCTTTCTTTTCTGGATCGGCAACTTTTCCATCCTGAACAGAAACAGTATCTGAAACCTCTGGGGCAAAATAACTATATACGCTATTGGCGGGCACACGAACTTTTTTGTTCGATTCAGTAGGACGCTCTCCTCCAGCAATACGTTCTTGCGCGTCGCTGTAACTAAATAAGATATCACCGACGCGTAAAAAATAATTTTCAACATCGGCACCGGATTCGATTTGTGAAATTCGTTCTTTTAAATCTTGAATTTCTTTTTCTAACTTTGCACAACTGGTTAACATATGAATATCTGTGGCGGTTTGTATAAGACTTGGACCTGTAAATTCTATTTCTACGTCTGCTAATCGTTTCTCTTTTGCTAAAAGTTCTGCTTTTAACTCGCTAACATTTGTCTTATCATTTTTCAACTTATCTATTTGTTGATTATGAAAAGTGTATAGGGTTTTTGCATTTTCCACAGGTTTTTGTTTTATGGCGGCCTCGGAGGCCAAGGGTTGTAATAAGTCATTGAGAGACTGTGACATATGGTATACAGATTACAAAAAGAGTGGTTTTAGGCCTAGGGGTTTTTAGAGCCTTTTTCGATAATTTTAAAACCCCGGACTCCCAAAATTTTTTTCTCGGGAGGAGGTATAAACAAATATGGGCTCAGGTGGTTTAATGCAGCTCGTCGCTTATGGTGCGCAGGATATCTACCTCACAGGCAACCC